GAACTAATTAGTGGTAACTCGCAGCTATCTGAAGCTGACAAACAAGTTGCCCTAGAGAAGTTAAAAATAGAACGTGCTGAAATAGACGGCACAACAAAAAGATGGGTAGCTGATGCAAGATCAGGTTCTTGGCTAGCTTCAAACGTAAGACCTTTAGTTCTTGTGTTTTTAACAGTTAGTTATGTAGCAGGATGGTATATGGGTTACCCGTTAGACTCTATAACTGGACTTTTGACAATTGTAATTGGAGGCTATTTCGGAAGTCGTGGTGTAGAAAAAGTATTTGGAAACAACAAACATAAATAAAAATGACCGATTTAAAAATATACGGTATTAACATTGCAGCTTTGATTACAAGCTCTCCAATGGTTTCGGGTATAAACCCGATGTTACAAACAATAGTTTTATTATTAACAATAGGGTACACCTGTATAAATATTTATCAAAAGCTTAAAAAATGAAATACTTTAATGAATCTGAATTCAATGAGTTTGAGAAAATGGATCCTAACCTTCTTGAAAAGCTGGATCAGCTAAGAGAGGTTTATGGATACCCAATTAAATTAACGTCTACTTATAGATCGCCGGATCATCCTATTGAAGCTAAAAAATCAAAACCAGGAGAACATGCTTACGGGGCGGCAGTAGATATTGCTTGCGTTGGTGGTGAAGCTACATTTAAATTAGTTAAAGCAGCCATAGAAGTCGGGTTTACTAGAATAGGCATAAGTAGAAAAAATAATTTTGTTCATGTAGGAATTGGCTACGAAGGCGCTCCTCCTATTACAATATGGACGTATTAAATAAATCAAATGAAATTAATTAGAAAAATAAGCATTGGTACAGATTATAAAAATGAAGCAATGCATTACTCTGTTGGTCAAGAAGTTTACGGAGGTCATAAAATATGTGATATATTAGAAGACGACGGAGGTTATAAAATTTATATTACAAAAAACAAAGAGGTATTACCGTGGAAATATTTTAATTCTAACATGGCGGTATCAATAGAATACAATTTAGACTATTAAATGAAATCACTTTTTAATTATATTATATCTACTGAATCAAGGTACAACAATAAAATAAATGTTGACCAGAAAGAATTAATACTAAATACAGAAATTAGCGAGCGTGACTATATGTTTGTTAATAGAATGGGTGTTATAGTTAATGAACCTGCGTATGGAGTAACTTACAAAACCCCTAGGAAGGGAGATGTTGTAATTGTACATCATAATGTTTTTAGAAGATGGATTGATATAAGGGGTGAAGAAAAAAATAGCGCAAGCTTTTTAAAAGAAAATGAATACTTCGTAGCACCTGATCAAATATTTGCTTATAAAAGAAATAACAAATGGTTTTGCCCAGATGAATATTGTTTTGTTAGTCCTTTAATTAACGAAGACGAATGGGCTCCTGAAACTGAACAGAAATTAAAAGGTGTGCTTGTGCATAGCAACGACGAATTAGGATCCTTAGGGTTAGCCATAGGCGATGTTGTGGGCTTCACGCCGGACTCTGAATATGAGTTTGAAATAGAGGGAAAAAAACTATATAGAATTTTATCTAATCAAGTTACAATAAATTATGGATAGGAGAAAACGAGTAATTGAAGCAGCTGAAAAAGCTTTAGTAGAACTTGAAAAAGTTATTAAACAAAATATAGATTTAAGCGAATTAGATCCAGAAAAAGCAAAAACAGCAGCTCAAGCAAAATGGGTAGCTATTGAAGACTCTTTGAAGATAATTGAAAAAATTGAAGAGCTTGCGGTAAAAAAATTAGACAATAAAAAATCAGAAGCTTTTATGGGTGTTGAAAATAGAGTTAAATAATGTATAAACAAACTTTATATAAAATACACACAGATCACTTATCTGATAAAAAGGTAAAGAAAAACAATAAATATAAAAAATTTGATTACGGTTATAATGAAGAGCTGGATTGCGTTATTATAAGCAAGGACGGTACTTTAGGTGATATATATGAAATTCAAGGTCTAAAGGTAGGAATACCTAAAACTCCAGATAAAATAGACGGTGAAGACCTTAAAAAAGAAGATCAAGTATTTAAACAGATATCTAAACCTGCATCACTTAGCAAAATAAAAAATTTAATTGATTTTAAAGAATATGCGGAAGATATTAAAGAGCAGTACTATGGGTATATTGAAAGTGAGTTTAATCACCGTTCTAATGGTTACTGGTTCATGTGCAACAATGAGCCTTGTTACATTACAGGATCGCACTATATATACCTCAACTGGACAAAAATTGATGTTGGATCACCTGATTTTAGGCAAGCAAACAGAATATTCTACTACTTTTGGGAAGCTTGCAAGGCAGATAGAAGATCTTACGGTATGTGCTACCTTAAGAATAGAAGATCAGGGTTTAGCTTTATGGCATCCTCAGAGACTGTTAACTTGGCAACAATATCCAAAGACTCTAGGTTTGGGATATTATCTAAGACTGGCGCAGATGCAAAGAAGATGTTCACAGATAAGGTGGTACCAATATCCATCAACTATCCATTCTTTTTCAAGCCAATACAGGACGGTATGGAAAGACCGAAGACGGAATTATCCTACAAGATCCCGTCAAGAAGACTCACAAGAAATTCAATCAAGGAGGGTTATAATAAGGAAGAACACGGGCAGGGGCTCGACACAACAATCGACTGGAAAAACACGGGAGACAACTCGTACGATGGGGAGAAACTCCAACTCCTTGTACATGACGAATCGGGTAAATGGGAGAAGCCGGATAATATCCTCAACAACTGGAGGGTTACGAAAACGTGCCTCAGGCTCGGAGCAAAAATAGTTGGCAAGTGTATGATGGGATCAACCTCTAATGCAATTGAAAAAGGAGGTGATAATTTTAAAAAATTATATTACAATTCAGATGTTACAAATAGAAACCGCAATGGCCAGACTGCAAGTGGATTATATTCTTTGTTCATACCTATGGAATGGGGATATGAAGGGTTTATTGATAAATTCGGATATCCTGTCTTCGAAGCTTCACCAGAACCGATTAAAGGAATTGATGGAGAGCCGATTTTTAGTGGAGTCATCGATCATTGGAACAATGAAGTAGAAGGTTTAAAAAATGATAGCGATGCTCTTAATGAGTATTACAGACAATTTCCAAGATCTGAAAAACACGCGTTTAGAGATGAAACTGTAAATTCTTTATTTAATCTAACTAAAATATATGAACAAGTAGATTATAATGAGGAGATGACTTTAAAAGGTTATGTAACAAGAGGATCTTTTTCTTGGAAAAACGGAATAAAAGATACAGAGGTTGTGTGGTCGCCAAATAAAACAGGAAGATTCAATCTATCCTGGATACCACCTGTTTCTTTACAAAATAATATAATTATAAAAAATGGTATTAAATTTCCTGGTAATGATGGCCTTGGATCCTTCGGCTGCGATAGTTATGACATTAGTGGTACTGTCGGTGGTGGCGGTTCTAATGGTGCTCTTCACGGATTAACAACCTGGAGTATGGTTAGTGACGTTCCAAACAGTAAATTTTTTTTAGAATATATTGCAAGACCACAAACCGCAGAAATATTTTTTGAGGATGTGCTTATGGCGTGTATATTCTATGGCATGCCTATATTAGCAGAAAATAACAAACCAAGATTATTATATCATTTTAAAAGAAGGGGTTATAGAGGTTTCTCTATGAATCGGCCCGATAAAACAAAAATTAAATTATCTAAAACAGAATTGGAGCTAGGTGGAATACCTAACTCTTCGGAAGATATTAGACAAGCACACGCTGCTGCAATTGAAACATACATAGAATCCCATGTAGGCAACCTAGGTGAATCTCACGGAAATATGTATTTTCAAAGAACATTAGAAGATTGGGCTAGATTTGATATTTCAAAGCGAACAGCACACGATGCTTCTATCAGTAGTGGACTTGCTATAATGGCTTGTCAAAAACATTTATACCGCCCCGTAGGGGAAAGAAAAATAAAAAAGCTTGATTTTGGATTATCTAAATATACAAATTCAGGATTAAGAAGTCAGATAATAAAGTAAATATGGCAAAAAATAAAGGACAAATAACACAGTTTCCGAGTCAAGCGGTTTCAGATGCGGTTAAAAAATCTAAAGATTATGGTTTATCTGTAGCTAGAGCAATTGAGCAAGATTGGTTTAACAAGGATAACGGGTCCGGGAGATATTACCAAACATGTGATGAATACCATAGGCTAAGATTATATGCTAGAGGAGACCAATCAATAAAAAAATACAAAGATGAATTTGCTATTAATGGAGATCTTTCTTATTTAAACCTTGACTGGAAGCCAGTACCTATCGTACCTAAGTTTGTAGATATAGTTGTAAACGGTATGCAAGATAGACTTTTTAGTATTAAAGCTTTTGCTCAAGACCAAATATCAACTGGTAAAAGAACAAAGTTTGTTAATAATATTCAAAGAGATTTAGCTGCTAAAAAAATATTAGCAGATATTGAGGCAGAATTAGGTGTTAATGCTAGAAATGTTCCAGAAGAAGATCTGCCTGCAAATACAGAAGAGCTTGAACTTTTTATGCAGCTTAATTATAAGCAAGGCATTGAGATTGCTCAGGAGCAGGCTATAAACAATGTTTTTCTTTCAAACAAATATGACGAAATAAAAAGCAGAATTGATTACGATTTAGCTGTCATAGGTATTGGGTGCGCTAAGCATTCTTTTAATAACACTGATGGTATCAAACTTGACTATGTAGACCCTTCAAATTTAGTATGGTCTTATACGGAAGATCCTAATTTTTCTGATTGTTATTATTTTGGTGAAGTAAAAAAAATAAAATTAAACGAATTAAAAAAGCAATTCCCATCTTTAACAGATGAAAAAATTGCTGAGTATACAAAAAAGGGTTCAAACTGGGTAGATTATAATAGCGTAGGTAATAAAGGCGGTAGTGCTATTGATGATAACAATGTTGTTACTGTTTTATATTTTAATTGGAAGACTTGGGAAAACAACGTATATAAAATAAAAGAAACTTCTACCGGTGCAGAAAAAGCAATTCCTAAAGATGATTCATTTGATCCGCCTAAGGATAAAAGAACACGCTTTCAGAAAGTAGCTCAAGCTAGAGAAGTTATATACGAGGGAGCTTTTATATTAGGAACTAATGAGTTGTTGAAGTGGGAAAAAGCTACTAATATGATTCGACCATTATCTAATACAAATAAGGTAATGATGAATTATATAGTAAGTGCTCCAAGACTTTACAAAGGCAACATAAATTCTTTAGTGTCTAAAATGACACCTTATGCGGATTTATTGCAATTAACACATTTAAAACTACAGCAAGCAATACAAAGAATGACACCTTCAGGTGTTTATTTAGATGCTGATGGTTTAGCTGAAATTGATTTAGGAAACGGTACAAGTTATAATCCGCAGGAAGCATTAAATATGTATTTCCAAACAGGATCTATAATTGGGCGTTCACAAACTGTAGATGGTGAAATGAATCCAGGCAAAGTGCCTATTCAAGAACTACCCGGGGGTGGTGGTGGTCAAATACAGGTTTTAATAGGAGCATACAATCAGTACATACAAATGATGCGGGATGTTACTGGTTTAAATGAAGCAAGAGATGGTTCTGATCCAGATCCTAAAGCTTTAGTAGGTGTTCAAAAGCTAGCTGCAGCAAATAGTAATACAGCAACTAGACATATATTATCTAGTAGCATGTTTATTACCACAAGTTTGGCAGAAGCAATCTCTTTACGATTTAAAGACGTATTAGAATTTCACCCTTCTAAAGAAGCTTTTATAACAGCATTAGGTAGGTTTACTGTAGGGTCTTTAGAAGAACTCAACGACTTACATATGCATGATTTTGGTATATTCTTAGAGTTAGAGCCTGACCAAGAAGAAAAGCAAATGCTCGAAGCTAATATACAGGTAGCGCTTTCACAAGGAAGTATATTTTTAGAAGATGCTATTGATATAAGGGAAATAAATAATACAAAATTAGCCAATCAACTTTTAAAGTTTAGAAGAATTAAAAAACAACAAGTTGATCAAGCACAAGCTCAAGCAGCAAGTACAGCGCAGGCAGAAGCACAGGGTCAAGCTCAAATTGTTGTTGAACAAGCTAAAGCTCAGGCGGAACAAATTAAAACAGAATCTAAAATACAAGTTTCAACAGCTGAAAACGAATTGTCTATTAAAAAGATGGAAGTTGAAGCTAGAACAAAAAGAGAACTTATGCAATATGAGTTTGATTTAAATGTTCAATTAAAACAATTAGAACTACAAGCTCAAAAAGAATTAGTAGAAAAACAAAGTGAAACTCAAAAAGAGATAGCTAGCACAAAAGTTAGCACATCTAAAATAACCGGCCCACCAGACACAGGTAAGCCACAAAAATCTTTTGAATCTAAAGGTAATGACGTTTTAGGAGGTTTTGATTTATCAAGATTTGAGCCTAGATAAAACTATTTAAACTATTTTATTATATACAATTATGGAAGAACAAATTAAGGTTAACGCTGTAGAGGATAATACACCTCCTGCAACACCACAAGAAAAAGAAGCTGCTGTTTTAGAACAGGCTATTAATGAAGGTTCTGTTGATGAATCATATGGCTTACAGGAAGATGGCGTTTACAAAATAAATTTAGACAAACCACCAACAACCAAAGAAGATGCCATTCAAGAGCAAGAAACAGAGAGCGTATCTGTGGGCGATGGAGCCGAAGATAGCCCGAAAGTGGACGAGCAAGTACGGGAGCAAGATACAAAAGAAGAAAACCAAGAAGAAGAAGTAATTGATGATTCACCATTACAATTAGTAAATGATGAACTACAAGGAGAAGTAAAAAAAGAAAAACAAAAAGAAGTACAGCAAGAAATACAACAAGAAGTAAAGCAAGAAGAACCAAAAGTTGTTTTACCTGAAAACGTTGAGAAGCTGGTACAGTTCATGGAAGAAACAGGTGGAACGGTAGAAGATTATGTTAATCTTAATCGTGACATTTCTAAAATGGACAATACAACTTTATTAAGAGAATACTATAAAAATACAAAACCTCATTTAGATGCAGATGACGTTGATTTTTTATTCAACAAAAACTTTGCATATGATGAAGAGATGGATGAACCGTCAGAAGTTAAAGCTAAGCAATTAGCTTTTAAAGAAGAATTATATAATGCCCAAAATTATTTCAATAGTAGTAGGGAGAAATACTATGCCGATCTTAAGTTAAGAAAGCAAGAAAGTGTCGCTCCTGAATATACTGAAGCTATGGAGTATTATAATAATTCTAAGCAACAATCAGAAGAGTATAATAATCTTCAAAAAGAGTTTATTGAAAAAACAAATAAAGTTTTTAATGATAATTTCAAAGGTTTTGATTTTAAGGTCGGAGAAAACAAATACAGGTTTAAAGTAGATAACACAGAAAAAGTTAAACAATATCAATCAGATATTTCTAATTTTATTAATGAATTTTTAGGTGATGATGGAGCTGTAGCGGATGCCTCAGGGTATCACAAAGCCTTATTTGCTGCTAAAAACGCGGATAAGATTGCAAATCACTTTTATGAGCAAGGCCGTGCCGATGCTGTAAAGGAAGCTGCTAAGCAAGCTAAAAATATTAATATGGATCCTAGATCTGACAATTCAACTATAAAAACTGAATACGGAGATAAAATTAGAGTTGTATCTGGAAATTCATCTGACAAGTTGCGCATTAAATGGAACAAATAACACAACTTAAAATCAAACAAAATGGCTTTTACTAGTGGCATACCTGCCTCATTACAACCAACCCAGTCTAAAACGCTTTATTCTGGAAACTACATTGATTTCACCTCAGCGGCACATGATCAATGGACACAACAATTTTTACCCGATGTATACGAAAAAGAAGTAGAGCGCTACGGAAATCGTTCAATCGGATCATTTTTAAGAATGGTATCTGCAGAGATGCCTTCAACATCAGACCAAATTATTTGGACTGAGCAAGGACGTCTACACACTCGTTACGCAAATGTACTTCCTCAAGGAACTGCTGCTGGTTTACCAGCTGTAGGAGCTGCCGCTGTTATTGCAGCTGATGCTAATGCAGGAGGACGTTTAAATTTTGCTATCCCAGCACAGCCAACAAGCGTTGGATTAACATCTGCTACTACAGGAAACTGTAACTTCAAAGTTGGTCAAACAGCTATGATTCAAGTGCAGTCAAATGCAACTTCCGCTGTAGGTGGAACTGCTGCTGTAATTAAAGGTGTAGTTACTTTAGTTGAGGACACACGTTTTCAAATTAAAGCATACAAAGCTCACGCTGGTGTAACTGCTGCACAAAGAGTAACAGCAATGGTGTACGGATCTGAATTTGCTAAAGGTACTGGAAACTTTACTGAAAAGCTAGATCCTAGCTATGCTACATTTACTAATGCTCCAATCATTATGAAAGAGCACTATTCAATCAACGGATCTGACACAGCTCAGATTGGATGGATTGAAGTGACTTCAGAAAATGGAGCTGATGGATACTTATGGTACCTAAAATCAGAGCACGAAAATAGACTACGTTGGGAAGACTACGTAGAGATGGCAATGGTTGAAGGTGTTGAAAAAGCTGCTGGAGGAGCTGCTATTGCTCTTGGAACTTACGGAGGTAGCTTAGCTGCACAAAATGCACGTGGTACTCAAGGTTTCTTTGATGCAATTGAAGAAAGAGGTAATGTATATTCAGGATTTGGAGCGCAAGCTGCAGGTGGTGGAGCACTTACTGACTTTGATGCTGTTCTTAAGCAATTAGACAAGCAAGGGGCAATTGAAGAAAACATGCTTTTCTTAAATCGTGATCTATCATTAGAAATTGATGATATTCTTGCACAACAAAACGGTGGATACGCTGGTGGTACTTCTTATGGAGTATTTAACAACAGCGAAGATATGGCACTTACTTTAGGATTTACTGGATACCGAAGAGGATCTTATGACTTTTACAAAACTGACTGGAAATACTTAAATGACTGGTCAACTCGTGGAGGTTTTGGAGATATTGAAGGTGTATTAGTACCTGCAGGTACCTCTACTGTTTATGACCAACAGTTAGGAACAAACATCAAGCGTCCATTCTTACACGTACGATATAGAGCTTCAGAGACTGACAACAGAAAAATGAAATCTTGGATTACAGGATCTGTTGGAGGACCAACTAGTTCAGATATTGACGAAATGAGAATGCACTATCTTACTGAAAGATGTCTTATTACTCAAGCTGCAAATAACTTCGTATTATTTAAAGCATAGTACTTTTAACTATAGGATACGGGCCCTTCGGGGCCTTGTATTCTTATTTTATATTATTTAATTATGACAACAAAAGCAATAAAAGTCCCATCTATTGAAAAAGAATGGGAAATAAAAGATAGAACATACGTGCTTACAAATAATAGAGCACCTATATCTTGGACAATACAAACAAAACACACAGCTAGAAAACCATTACTTTATTTCGATGAAGCTTCTGGTATAAATAGAGAACTACGATATGCTACAAATCAAAGATCCTTATTCGTTGATGAACAAGATGGATCTGCAACTTTAGCTCATATTGTATTTTTAGATGGCGTTTTGGATGCTCCAAAAGAACAACAAAATTTACAAAAGTTACTTTCTTTATATCATCCGGAAAAAAATCAATTATGGATGGAGATTGACGAAGTACAAGAAGCTGAAGACGAAATTGATGTTTTAGAATTAGAACTTGAAGCTTTAAACTTAGTTAATGAAATTGATATTGAACATTTAGAAGCTATTATGAGAACAGAATTAGGTTCTACAGTAGCTAGCCTTTCTTCTAAAGAATTAAAAAGAGATGCGTATAGATTTGCTAAATCGCAACCCGTTTTATTTTTAGAACTTGTTCAGGACGAAGATATAAAGTTAAGAAATCTAGCTAACAGAGCTGTTGAAGTTGGAATTTTACAACTTACTGATGATAATACTGTTTTTAAATTTGCTAATGGCAAAAAAGTTTTAACGGTACCATTTGAACAGCACCCTTATGCGGCGTTAGCTCAATATTTTAAAACTGATGAAGGCGTAGATTTAATGAAATCTATAACAAAAAAGCTTTCATAAACACTTGGCGTAGAGTAAGAAATTAACTCTATGCCGTCTAAACCAACACAATAAATATAAATGGTAAATATAGATAACGTCTACAATACTGTATTAGTAATAACTAATAAAGACAACCGTGGATATATAACACCAGAAGAGTTTAATAGATTAGCAAATCAAGCTCAGAATGAAATATTTGAAAGCTATTTTAGAAAGCAATCTTCATATGAGCTTAATGCGAATATTACTAGCGATTTTGCAGATCCTGTTTTAAACACTTCTGAGAAAATAAATGAATTTTACGGTGATGCTAATTTAGTATTAAGCAATAGTGTTTTTAACTATCCTAGTGACTTTTATAGATTAGGCGTTGTATCTGTTAATAATAAAGTAGCAGATTTTGCACATCATTCAGATATAAAATATATTAACCAATCACCTTTAACCTACCCTGTTGATAGCCAACCTGTATATACATTAGCTAAAGACGGGGTTAAGGTTTATCCTAGCACAATAACTACAGGTGTTAGCATAGATTATTTAAAAAAGCCTAACAGACCTAAATGGGGTTATATTATGCCTACAGCTGCGCAAGTAGCGGCGGGTGTACCTAACAAGCCTATTTATGATCCAACCGTATTTGATCCAGCTGCGGATAGTTATAGCGCATCTGCCAAGTCTTATAATTTTGAGCTACATGCTTCAGAAGAATATGATTTAGTTGTTAAAATTTTAACATATGCAGGAGTAGTTATAAAACAAGCTGATATAGCAGGATTTGGACAAGGTAAAGAACAACAAATAGCAGCAACTGAACAATAATGGCAATATCAAGAAAACCTTTAGACATAGATAATTATTCCGCATTAGATGGTGGAACGGGATTAGCTATACCAGGATATTACAGTAGAACCAACTTGAACGATATAATTAACAACTTTATGGTTGCTTATATTGGAGATGGTAAAGTTTTAACAAAAGTACCTAGATATGAAGTTGCTTTTTGGGCACAAAGATCTGTTCAGGAATTCAGTTATGATATTTTACATTCTGAAAAATCTATAGAAATAGAGTTAAGCCCTACTAAAAGTATATCATTACCTTCGGATTACGTTAATTATGTTAAAGTTTCATATACTGATTCTAACGGCGTAATGAGACAGATACTTCCAAGCAGAACAACTACAGCTAATAAGGCTGTTGCACAAGACCAAGATTATAAATATTTATATGATCAGGTAGGTGATATAGTTTTTAAGGAAACATCTGAAACTATTGATAAGTATCAATCAGCAAGTAGACCATTAGATGCTGAGCAAACT